ACTCCCCATTTTTTTTGCAAGGCAGTCCACTGTTCATCGAGCTCGCGAGACTTCCGTGCTTCCTCGGCATTTCGGAATTTAATCTTACCCTTCTTTTTCCCAGAAAGGTTCAGTGCAGGGTGATGTAGATGCATTGTCATTAGATTCTTTCTTTAAAAGTTCAAAACAAAAATAGCTGTCGCACAGACTGGCTGGATCTTCTTTTCGCTTGTGCAGTCTGCACCAACCATCGCCTGTGTATCGACCACGGTCGTCACCGTTAAACTGGTAATAGGCACAAAAGTCACAGCACAAAGCACGGGGTTCACACTTTGGACAGAGATCCATTATACAGTTACCGGAAAGTCTACAGGATTGTCTGTATTAGAATAGTGAACAGATGTAGTGCGGGTTGATTCAAATGTTTTCTGAATTTTACTAGGAATGCCGGTAAATCGCAACACAGTCCCATGTTCGTTAATTTTAAAACTACCAGCAACTATCCAAATTTGAGCACCGGTTGCGTCAATACCTGCAAGTTTTCTTACTACTCCGTTAACTAGTCCGGATACAGTATCTCGGCCTCTGTTCCATTGATATGTTGCAGACTTGTTAGTCCAAATTTGTTCGTTTCCAGAATTGGATAAGCAAAACTGTTTAATATTCAAAAGTGTATTTTCTGTGTTCATAAGAACCTCCATGTGTATAAGTTTTATTATAATAGCACAATATCAAGGTATAGTCAACTGATGATTTTACCAAAAGAAAACCCACCGAAGTGGGCTTACTACTGACTACTTGTCACATTATACGCCGTCAGCGGGCGAGTATATTACTTGATCTGTGTCCAAACACGCTCACGGATCTGCTTTGTTAGTGTGTCTGGTAATGCTACATAGTCTAAGTCTGCGGCATCTTTCTTACCATTCTTAAATGCCCAATCAAAGAACTTTAGCACTTCATCGCTGGTAGCTTTGTTCGCAGGATTCTTATACATGATGATGAAACTTGCAGAACTTACTGGCCAAGCATTGGGATTACGTTGATCCACAATGCTCAGTCCCATACCAGGAACTGAGAACCAATCAGCGCCGTCTGCGGCTGCGGCAAATGTTAGGTCATCTGGTGACACATACTTGCCTGACTTGTTTTGTAGTTGTAGAAAGTTCATATTGTTCTTTTTAACATAAGCATACTCTACATAACCGATTGAGCCTTTGATGCGGTTCACGTTGGCAGCAACACCTTCATTGCCTTTACCGCCAACTGATGTGGCTGCTGGCCATTTGACTGCGGCACCACGACCCACACGTTGTAGCCACTCAGGACTCACTGTGGCAAGATAGTCTGTCCAATTGAATGTTGTGCCTGAACCATCAGCACGATGCACAATAGTGATTGGCGCATCTGGTAATGCCTTGCCCGGGTTTAGTGCTGTTAATTTAGGATCATTCCACTTGGTGATGTTGCCCAAGAACACTTCAGCCATTACAGGTCCAGTAATCTTTAGTTCACCTGGCTTGAAACCGTCTAGGTTGACAACCGGAACTGTTCCGCCTATGATAGCAGGAAACTGCACTTGACCGTTTTTGTCTAGGTCTTCACCTTTGACTGGAGCATCAGTTGCACCAAAGTCTACTGTCTTTGCGTTGATTTGTCTAATACCACCACTACTACCAATGCTCTGATAGTTCATACCAGTGCCTGTGGCTTTTTTGTAGCCTTCAGCCCACTTGGCATAGATAGGGAATGGGAATGTAGCACCTGCACCTGTAATGTCTGCGGCCTGTGCCGATATAGTCACTGCGGCTAATAGAATAGCAAATAGTTTTTTCACTGTAAGTCTCCTTGTGTTTGTGATATTAATATTTAAACACAAAATGATTACAGTATGATTACAATTTCAAGAAATTTTTGCCAAAAAGAAACCCACCGAAGTGGGTTCTGGTGATTTCTGTTACGAGGTATTTCCTACCCTAAGCCGAGTTTAGGCGGCTAAAGCGAACTGTTCGTCGTTTGCATTTACGGTTTTTGTGTCTTCGACCAGGTTACCCCAATCCTACGGCTTCTACATTGCCGGACTGTCCATTTCATTACTCTTGACCCAATCGATCCTGTGTCAGGCCCATCAATAAAGTAGTCCATAAACAATACACCAAACTTCCAGTCCTAATTTATATGCAATGTATGCACCTAATAAATATCCTGCTAATTTTAATGTTTGTATTGTTGTCATAATCATCTCTATTGGTGGACCTGGCGGGCACTGCCCCCGCGTCTTGAATCCTTTTCAATCTACTTCATACAGTCTTAACTTTTGACAGACCTCCCAGGGTGTGTTTGGCCTCTGCCGAGCCTGTAGGAATTTGACCTACTGCATACTTGCTATGCAAGTCTGCCCCTGCGAACGCACTCATATTTAATTAATACGAGTATAATTCAATACATTACCTGAGCCATATTGGCTTTCGGCAATTAGTTTGGCTTCCCAATCGTTGTTTGCATTAACGCGAACGTGTGCAGTTTGATAAGGATTTAAACGGATCCAAACTTCATAAAGATACATAATTAATCTTTCTTTATCAGTGTAATGTTGTGAGCTTGTTTACCTTTGTCGCCTTCTACCAATTCGAACTCAACTTCTTGATTGGTTTTCAGCGTTTTATATCCGTCCATTTTAATTTGGCTAAAATGAGCAAATATATCATCTGTAGTTCCTGCTGGAACAACAAATCCAAAACCTTTGGAATTATTGAACCATTTTACTATTCCCTGCATACTTCTTTTCCTACTGTGTTAATTATATACGTTTCTTTGTGAAAAGTCAACCAAAATTTTACCAAATTATGCCATTAGTGCTAATCCGGGCGTGAATGCCGGACTTGGACTAACTACCATATTTGCTACTCTACTGGCTTCTGCTGTTTTGTAACCGTAACCACTATAATGGCTAACATGGATCCATCTAGTGTTGCCAGCTTTTTCTTGCAGTAATTGATCAAATGGCAAATTATCACGTATCCAAATACATGCATCTAAATATTCTTGCGGACCAAATCCCGGAATTTGAATATCCATTGCCATTCCAGCGCCGTGTTGTGCTTGCTGACCTTTCCCACCCGGTGGATTTTGTCTAAACGTATTGGTAACTATAGCACCTGGATATTTGGCCTTGATTGGTTCCCAAACATTGGCAGCAAGATTAGATAGGTTATGTAATAATTGGGGAACTGTAATACGTCCTATCTTTTGCCCCTTACGGAACAAGTCTTGTTCCTTAAGATGCTTGTTGTCGCCGCTACCAGGCTGAACTGCGTTTGGACCCAACGGAGTCGGCTGTGTGGTCCATAATCCTGTCTTTTTTGTAAAAGTTGCCAAAGACGTTTTTGGTGTTAACATCAATGTGTCGTAAGGGATATTGTCTTGATTAAATTGATTCCAGTCAGCTGTGATAACTGTGCCGGTCGACACTGGAGCAGGAGTAGTATCAGCAATGCCCACTGTTGTAGTAGCTGTAGTTGCCGAGGTCATGACCCCAGAGGACACACCAACAGCAACACTTTGACTGATCTGCTGTGCAGCATATGAAGATGTGCTGAAATCGTCCACTCCGTCAGCATCTAACTGTTCATTTACATACGCAACTTCGAGCTCTGTAATTTCTATTGACGGTATAACTGCACTAAAGGAATACCCGCCGGTTCCGCCAGCAGCATTCCAAAGTGCGATCAATGTATTATTTGCATATACATTTGGACTATTATAAACATCGGCAACGTGAACAACTCCGTGTGCTGTTGCACCTTTTACGTATGGCATATTTTACCTCCCATTACACTTATTTAAGCAAGTGCAATGCCGGTAGTTCCTTGCATATATTGATCTGCGGCATCTTTTTTACTAGGGCACATTGCCAAAATATGTGAATGCTTTAATGTAATGCTGTCTTTAGCACCCAGGAACAGAAAAGGAATCATGCCCAATCCCTGTGGGCCTAAACTAACAGTTAGCGGTTTTGTAACTGTAACTGTGTCCGAGCCCTCCTCGTCTAATCTAGCGATGATTTCTTCACCGTTGATAAATTTAATGCTGACAACATCGCCTGTTGCCATTGGTTTTTGTAATAACATATTAATACCTATAAGTTTCTGGTTTGTATGGGCCTGCAACATCGACTCCGATGTATTCAGCTTGTTTGTTAGTCAGTGTGGTTAGCTCTGCACCAATTTTCTTTAAATGTAGTTTTGCAACTTTTTCATCAAGAATTTTAGGAAGAATATAAAGTTCGCCCTTGTTGTATTCGTTAAAGTTTTTAAACAGTTCTATTTGTGCTAGAACTTGATTTGTAAAACTGTTGCTCATAACGTAACTAGGGTGGCCGGTAGCACAGCCTAGATTAACTAGTCTGCCTTTGGCCAACATGATGATACGTTTGCCGTCTGGGAAAATAACGTGATCCACTTGTGGTTTAATTTCTTCCCATGTGCAATCGCCAAGGCCGGCAACATCAATTTCATTATCAAAGTGCCCGATATTACAAACAATTGCTTGATCCTTCATCTGGTTCATATGCTCTCGTGTAATAACATCAACGTTACCCGTAGCTGTTACAAATATGTCTGCCTTATCTGCGGCATATTCCATTGTGACTACGCGATAGCCCTCCATTGCAGCCTGTAGGGCGTTAATTGGATCAACTTCAGTTACCCAAACTTGTGCGGATAGTGCTCTAAGAGCCTGTGCAGAACCTTTACCTACATCACCGTATCCAGCTACTACAGTAGTCTTACCAGCGATCATGACATCGGTGGCACGTTTGATACCATCGACTAAACTTTCACGGCAACCATACAGGTTGTCAAACTTAGATTTAGTTACACTGTCGTTAACATTAAATGCTCGGAATGGAAACTTACCAGCGGCAATTGCTTCTTTGATACGATAGATACCTGTAGTAGTTTCTTCGCTAACACCAAGGATATTGGCAACTAACTCAGGATGTTTTTCCATAACCCACCATGTAAGGTCATGTCCATCATCAAGTAACATGTTAGGTTCCCATCCATCTGAACCTCTTACAGTTTGTTCAATGCACCACCAATACTCTTCTTCAGTTTCTCCCTTCCATGCAAACACCGGAATGCCTAGGTCAGCGACTGCTGCGGCGGCATGGTCCTGTGTTGAGAAAATGTTGCAACTTGACCAACGAACTGTTGCACCTAGTGCAACTAATACTTTAATCAGCACAGCAGTTTGAATGGTCATATGTAATGACCCCGATATACGAGCACCTTTAAGAGGTTGCTCATTCTTATATTCTTCTAGTATAGCCATTAAGCCGGGCATTTCGCTTTCGGCAATGGCAATTTCCTTATGTCCCCAACTAGCAAGGCCAATATCGTTAACTTTGTAATCCATTAATTATCTTCTTCTTGTTTAGGTATTTCGCATAATGCTTCGAGTGTTTTATAATGCTCGTAGGCTTTTTTAAGAGCTGCGAAGTGCTCTAGTTTTGCAGGGTCCGGCACAAGTATGGCCAAACGTTTTTGTATGTCGTCTAATGCTTTGGCAATACTAACACCTTTAATCTTAACATCGCCGTCGAATTCAGCATCCGATGTTACGTGAAGTCCAGCACTGTTAGAAGTCATTACAGGGTTATTGTTTAGTGAAGACCAAGTTCCGTTGTATCCACTCGAGCCTGTATTGATAGTAATATTACCATAGGTAGATCCGGCTGCGCCGATCGAATATGGTCCGCTATTAGAATAGATATAGTTACTGCTATCCATACTGCTAGTATCTATAGTAATAGTGTCGGACAATATGTCATCAAGTATAATGGTATCTTTATCATCCATTTAATCTTGCCCTCAGTTCTGTGAATCCACCGACAAGTTCGTCATCGATAAAAATTTGAGGCACAGTTCTTGCTGTTGGGATTGCTTCTAACAATTCCTCTTTGGTATAACCGTCGCCAATTTTCTTTTCTTCAAACGGGATACCTTTTTGTTTTAACAATGCTTTTGCTTGATCACAATAGGGGCAGTGATACTTACTCCATACAATAGCTTTCATTTTATTTTCCTTATAGATCTGGTAATTCAGCATAACTGACTGAATCGCTCATAACACCAATAACATAGTTTGTGCTTTCGTTTTCCTGTAATGCTGTTTGTTTTTTATTAATGTTAACATGTTTATTAAACCACGGAATAGGACTAGATTTAGGATGGTCGCCTAGATACTTAATTCCTATTTCTTTTAATTTAGTAAATGCTGTGTAGTCCACAAAGTCTTTTAGAATTTGTGCGTTGAGTCCAATGACTACACCTTTCTTGAACAGATATTCTGCCCATTCTTTTTCTTCTCTGATGACATCCATGTAGAGTTGATAAACTTCAGTTTTACATTCTTCTTCAATAGGTAGAAAATCTGCGTCGTCTTTTGTAACTTGATTAATCAACCAACCAGTCCATTCACTGTGTAAGATTTCGTCTTGTAGAATTAGACTGATAATGTTGCCATTACCAATATAGATTTTGTTTTCTACCATGGCCAATGAAGTGGCAAAAGATACCATAAACCGTAGGGCTTCGAGGGCGTAGGAGGCATGTAAAGCCATCCATATGGCTCGCTTGTGAACACGGAGATCAATGACCTCACCCAACTCTTTACGGCTGTTGAGAATATGAAGATCCTCATAGTAACGACCAACACTAGCTGCCATACCAGCAATTTCAGCTGTGTCGTGAATCTTATTAAATTCATCTTTAGGCACTCCATAAACATTACGAATGATGTGACTATAACTCTTACTGTGGATTGAAGTTTCAAAGAAACTCCAGGTAAGTGTCAGTGCTTCAAGTTCTGGAATTGAACTAACTGGTCCAAATACTTGGAAGGGCGCTCGCCCTTGAATACTATCTAAAGCAGTCTGTCTCAATAGGTTACTAGTGAATATATGTTTAACTGCATCGCTGGCTTCCTTGTGATCCATCTTATCTTTGGTAAGACTAATTTCTTCCGGAACCCAAAAGAATCCACGAGCCAGTTCTTCAAATTTAGACAGCTTGGGATATTTTACTTCCTCAAAACGTTGAACTGTAACTGGACCTGCTGGATCTAGAAACATTGTTCTCTTAAGATAATTAGTGGGTTTGCTAAAGTTGTATTGTTCTTTACTCATATGTGTCCTTGTTTCTTTTTAATTGTTCTATTACGTCTAAATCTTCGGGTTCATAAAAATGAATTATTAATCCACCTTCACTGTCTACTTCTGCTCCTGCCACATCTTCCCTAATTAAAATCTCAAATAAATCGTCTTCTGCTTCTCGCTCAATATCAATAGGTTTAGTGATACCATAATAAAGTAGCAATGCGTGAATCTTTTGAAGAGTAACTGATTTCTTTTTCATAGTTTGCAGGCCTCACAATCATCTAAGTCATCATAAATGACCACAGGGCCAGCAGCATTGATAGCGTTGGGTGAAATTAATGCAGTATTTGTATTTGTAACAGAACTTTTTGCGCCAACTTTATTAATCAAACTGTAGTAAATTGTTTTTATACCCCATTTGTAAGCCAGCATTAAGTTTTTGGCAATTAACGTTCCGGGAACTTTGCGATCCTTTTGTGGATCTAAACTGGTAAAGTGTGCAGGGTTATAAAAAGTGTTTGTGCTTAAACTTTGGTCAATGTATGCAGCCAATACCGCAGCAGTCTTTAAATATTCAACACAATCCTTTTGATCCCACATCAATTGATAGCGATTCCTTAATCGTTTATATTCTGGAACAACTTGAACAAATGACCCTGCCTTACTCTCTTTAACTGAAATTAGTTCCATTGGCATTTCAATACCATTGGTAGAGTTTAAAACAACGCTGGAACTTTCAACAGGGGCAACTGCCATCAGTGTAGCATTACGAATGCCGTATTTTTTCATACGATCACGTAGCGGTTCCCAATCCATGCTTGGTTCAAAGCTAGTGAGTTCGTCTACATTCTTATTGCGGCGCTCCCAAGGAAATACTCCCTTACCATACCATGTGTGTTCACTACGTGTGCATGGGCCTCTCTCTTGGGCCAGTTCCACACTGGTCTCGGTAAGGTAGTATGCTTGATGTTCCATCCAACGTTTGACTTCTGCAAGTGCATCAGACTCGCCATATTTAAAATTACGTTTGGCATGCCAATAGGCTAAGTTAGTAATACCTACACCTAGTGGTTCAAAGTCTTCGTTAGCTAACTTGCTTTGAATACTTAGAAAGTCTTGATAGTTTAACAGATTAGATAAAGAACGAACTAGCACACGGCAGGCTTTTCTCATTTCTTGTGGATTTCGGAACGCACCCCAGTTGATTGACCCAAGAGTGCAAAGAGCAATTCGTCCCTCTGGATCTTCAATTCTTTGGAAAGGACGGGTGGGTAAAAGTATCTCCTGGCATAGGTTTGATTGATATATTGGATCCACTGTTGTGTCAAACGGCCCCTGGTTAATAACGTTGTCGATATTGACAAGATATATTCGCCCAGTATCAGTGCGTTCTTTAAGGATTCCATTTTTGAATATCTCATCCGCCGATACAACTTTCTTTTTAATTTTCGGGTTCTGCTCATATTGTAGATACAATTTTTCAAATTTTTCACTATCACGATAGTAGGCTTCATATAGATCTGGGACATCATGCGGATCAAACAAACTCATAGTCTGTCCATTCTTATAACGATTCCAAAACATCTTATTGACTACTACTGAGTAATCCATTTGACGAACACGCACTTCGTCAGTGCCTTGATTGTTCTTTAAAACAATAAGGTCTTCAAATTGATAATGCCAAACGGGAAATGTAACCGTGCAACTGGCATTGCGTATGCCGCCTTGCGAGCATGATCTTAAATCAGCAAACCATTTCTTCAAGAATGGTATCATACCCGTGTGTTTGATCTCACCATTGCGAATAGGGGCACCTAAAGGTCTAATTCTGCCAATTTCAAGGCCAATACCGGCTCGTTTTGAAGCATATTTGGCCATCATTTCGCCGCTAGCAAAGATACTGTCTAACGTGTCGTCTGTGCTAATTAAGACACACGAACTGAATTGTTTTGTAGTAGTCCCTAGGCCGGCGAGAACGGGAGTGGCTAAAGTAAAATGACCGTCTGAAGCACATTCATAATATTCCTTTACTAGTTTTAATCTCTTGTCAGCAGGTTCATTGTGGAATGCTGTTGCGGCTGCAATAGCGTATCGAACTTGTGGTGTTTCATAAATCTGCCCTGTAGCACGATTTTGAACAAGATACTTTTCTCCCAGCTGGGCAATGGCTGCATAGGTATAATCTTCATCTTTATCATGATCTATAAAAAGATCGATAATGTTCCATTCTTCTTCAGAATACCAACTTAACAATTCTTCGGTATACATGCCCAAAGAAATATTTTTCTTTACAATTTCGTATAATCTCGGAGGTGTGTAATCACCGTATACTTCTTTGCGTAACATACTGACTTTTTGTCGGCCTGCTACATGTTGGTAATTTACATTATTAATTTCTGGATTTTCAGTTTCGTCAATTAAATCTACCATGGCCTTTAACAACAGCTCATCAATGGTTTCTGTAGTCATTCCATCATGTAGTTCTATCTGTGCTTTGATTTCTACCATAGACGGACTAACTCCATCTATTCCCCTGCAAGCGTGTGCAACCTGTCTCTGTATTTTTGCGATATCTAAGGGGACACGGTTCCCGTTACGCTTTACAACTGTGATCATTAAGTAACCTCTTTATAATTCTTCTAGGTTGATATTTACCTCGGGGCAGTCACTTCAACCATATTTTCAAGTTTAAACGAACCAGTTATTTTAGGAACGGGAATTGGCCCATTATCACTGTAGTTAATAACCCAACTGTCGTCAATATAAACTAAATTATACTCTCTAGATCGGACAGTGTCTACTAGTGTTCGGAGCTCTATCTTACTATTTTTAAATTTATCAGTCAACTTTAATGTCCAACCAATCATTAGCGCCTTGGTAAAATCATCGTATTGATTGTGTTCGATAATTTCCCAAGGGCTTGGCCAACTTTGGCGGTAATAGGGATCGATCTTTCTGTTGTGTGGTGTGAAGGGAGCTTGGTGCCAAAAATCCCAAACCTCTTGTAAGGGGTCTGAAGTATTTTCCAAGTTCCTTCTATGATTGATCCACTCTGTTAGTCTATCATCTACAGGGAGGTTAAACATAAATTATGAAATCATTAGTTT